GGTCTGCTAATAAGTTATATCTAGCACATGCGACCTTTAGCTGCTCCGCAGTTTGCGACCACTCCTGTACACTAATAGGTTCTGACAAAAACCAATATGCGTGTATTCCACGACCGGAACTAACCAGCGTGGGTTTAGGTATGTCTAGCGATATACAGAATTTTTGTAGCGCGGATAAGGCGGCGGATTGATCTGCGTATTCCTTATCGGGACCGCAATCCAAATCCAGAAAGAAAGATTTAAGTTGGTGCGCGTTATCAGCTTTTCGGGAGTTATCGGTATGGAAGGTAGCTAGTGCAAAATATGTATCGAACCCATCTTTATCTAATTGTTTGGCTGCGGTTATGAGAGCGTCTTTAGAGGTATAGAAATTTTGTACACGCTTGTTTTCCGTAGCGTGCGAGGCAAACACACAATAAAACCCATCGTCTCCTAACGCTTCCCCAAGAAAATCATTTGTATCCATCCCATTTCCTTTGAAGAGATACTACGACCATACACTTTATAGAGGTGCTTACCCCGGCGGAAAGTCACCCACCGGCTAACCCGAAAAAATGTATGGCCGTAGTTATATGTATTTACTTTAGTCGTCCCAAGCGTCCACCAATGAATCCAAGTCTTTGTTCGTAGCCTTGGCTGGTGTGACCTTTTTACTGACCTTCACCGGTTCATCAATAACTACTTCGTCACCACTTTCGGTATCTTCGGGGGTGGGATGACGCTCGTTGGCATCGAAAGGATTTTCAACCTCTGCTGTAACTGCGAACCCTTCAGTGGTACCAAAGGGGGAACGGCTTTTCATGATAGCGTACCTGATAACCTGTACTGCACGTAGACGTAAGGATACTCCGGTGCCGATACTACCATTGTATGGCGTGAATGACACGGCTATATTAACCGTACTACCCGTTGTAAGCATGAAATCTTCATCAAGTACGGTATTCCTAGCATCGTACTGCGTAGGTTTACGTGTGGCATCTTTACCGTAAGCGCCCTTGAGAGACGCTTTAAAAGTAAACGCGTCGTCCTCATCCTTGGTGAAGGGGTTATCAAACTTATCCGGCCAGCCGTCTTGAGTAGCTGCCTTTTCTTTGTACGCCGTAAGCATAGCGGCCCATAGTTTTTTAGCTTGGGCCTTATTCATACGGAAACTTGTTTCGTACTTAGCTCCGTCGTCAAAGGCACCGCAAGGGACCGACTTTTTCTTCTTGTTGTCGAACCTGTAACAACGGTTAATCCGAGGCCACAAAGCCTCAACATCATCGATAAGAAATATTGGGCTGGCTTCAGCCATACTTATTCTCCTAGAGTTTAGTGGATTGAAAACCGTCTGTTTCAACAAACGGGGATATTTTAGAATTCTCAAAAGGTGTGAATTCTAATGTTATGGCACGAATTGTATCGACATGGTTTATCATGTCACCAGCTTCGCGCAGTTCATCCTCTGTCAGAGGTCTTTTGGGTTTGAAAAAAAGTTTCGGTGTAGGGCTAGCATCATCAAAATACATATGTGTGATAACCGCTATAGCCGGTGTGTCGTGTTTTTTGAGAAAACGAGCATAGGCTTGCATAGGCAGATTACCGTCACGAGCCTCACCGAAGATAGAGGTAGCTGGCAAACGTAACTGGTAAACTATACCGAAATCTTCTTCAGGTAATATAGCTAGCCGCTGTGAAAACCTGCACGCACGGCTACTTCCATAACCAGAACCCCTTATGTTGTGTCTACAATCCATACACCTTACCGATTGGCGTTGGTGCGAGGGTACATCTGGCGATGGCGTTTGTGTGTCGGCGGACCAACACGCAGGGGTATTTAATCTGTCTGGATCGTATTCCTCCTCATAATAAGACCTAGATATCGGCGCGGCGTTCACTAACACACCAAAGTATGTAGATTTAACAGTCGCCGCATCTCGAAAGAGTTTATCGTGGATATCTAAACGTAGCACTTTACTTAAAAGTCCTCGTCAGGATTGAGGCTAAAGTTAGTCTTAGGACTAACTTCTTCTGGTGTGGGGGTATCATCTACAGAAGACAGTGCAGATACGACTGCCGGTATAGAGAACCTATACGTATTCCCAACCTTGATATACGTAGATGGGGGGATATGCTTGCGCCTTATCCAACCGCGGATTGTGGATATGCTAACACTAAAATGTTTAGACACATCCTCTATTGGCACATACGCCGGGTCATTCATTATTTTTTCCTTATAGAAATTACGTACTCACTATCGACATTCAAACCTTGGGGTACACATTCTGGGTTTTCTTCCAAGAACTGTTTCACATTCCCTTGGTTCAATCGTTTTTCGAGGAACTCCGGTACACCATTTTCATGGACAAACCGGTACATACTTTCCCAATCCGAGGTCCAGTAACGCGTCCTGACACTTCTATAGAAAAGTCCTTCTGACGTACGTACACTCTCGACATTATATTCTTTGCAGTGGTCTAGCAGCGCACGCTTGATGATCTCCTGCTGTTCTTTTAAGTCGCCGTCTTCATCTTTGAACTGTTTAGATATTTCGTTTCGACGGTCTTTTATTTTCAAGTAAACCTTAGTGAGTTTTTCCAACTCTACCTGTTCCGCACCCATCTAAACCCTCCTTCGTTGTGGGAAGGGCATTCTAGTATCGTAAAATAGGTTAGTCAAGTAATTCGTTGTATAAATCTAGTATTTGTGTGTGAATATCAATTTTACTATCTAATAGATTATATACGTGTTTTTCTATAGTAGAACCTTGTAGTTGTATCACTGTACACTTGTGATGTTGCCCGGACCTATGAACGCGGGCATTAGCCTGAGAATAAGTTTCCAACGAACTAGTTGGACCCCACCACACCACCGTATTCGCAGCGGTCAGGGTTACCCCGTGTGCAGCGGCGGCTGGCTGAATTATCAGAACTTGGGGGTGTTGCTGTTCTTGAAATGCTTTGAAAATCTCGGTTCGGCGCGGTGCGGATACATTGCCTTGGATAATTTCGCTACTGATATTATCGGCGGTTAGTTTGTTTGACAGAATACTGATGGCGTGGCGGAAAGGAACAAACACCAGAACTTTTTGGCTTGACTCGTCTATCACTTCACGAAGAACTTTGTATCTGTGCTTTACGTCGAACTCTAATGCGTCACCTTTATCGGTGTATACTGCACCACAGGATATCTGCAATAGTTTGTTCATATTCGCAGCGGCGTTAACGGCGGTTATCTCCTCACCCGCTGCTTGTAACACCATGTATTTTTTTAGTTCCCCATAATATTTCTTTTGCTGCTTGGTCATCTCCACTTCACGTTTTACGTACACCATATCTGGTAGGTCTAGGCAATCTGCTTTGGTGAACCGGATGGCGGGCTGCAATATGTTGAATACTGTGTCCGTTGCGCTTTCTTTCGGTATCCATTTAAAATTAGATACCTTGTACATAACCATATCGCGGAACGAACCAAAGAACCGCGGTGTCTTTGCAGGGTTTACTATCTTGGCTAGACCGTAGGCATCAACAGGACTTTGTGCAGCGGGTGTGCCCGTCATCATCCACACCCATGTATTACGGTTAATAAGTTTATTGAGAGTTTTCCACCGTTTAGTTTGCGCGTTCTTGTAGTGCGTTGCTTCATCCACGATTATAAGGTCGAAATTACCTTCCTCGATAACGTCAGACACTATATCAACACCGTCATAATTTATTATCACGTAGTCAGAACCATTCGCTATTATGCGTCTACGTTTTTCGGCAGACCCATACGCAACATCTACAGACCTGTGCATAGCAAACGTGAATAAATCTGCACGCCACGCGCTGTCCATGATCGATAAGGGGCAGATCACTAGAACTCTATTTATTATACCTTTGTTCAAAAGATAATCGGACGCCCATATGGCAGATGCCGTTTTACCCGTGCCTTGTTCATTAAAACAAAAAGCTCGGTGGTTAAGGGTGAGAAAAGCTGATGTTGTTTTCTGGTGGTCAAATGGTTTGTGCTGCCCCGGCCAATTGTACTGCGCGGTTATTGGTGAGGGCGCTTTTATATTAAGGCTATTAAGTGCGTGTGCTTCTTGTAGACCCCAGCTCACAAGAACTCCATTGTCCCCCACTATACTACTTTTTGGTATGTTATTTGTTACAGTCTCGGGGTTTTTTAGTTTAAGTAATAACGCCTTATTTTTTATTATTTGCACTAAGTTCTCCTGTGCTGGTGAACGGCAAGGGTGCTGGGGTGAGATGGGAAGTCCCACCCCAGCTAAAGCGCGAGGCCGGGGAATTCCTTTCTGTTAAACGCGCTTTATTCTGTTCCTAAGTTAGAGCGCGCCGATCCTCCACATGTTCGTCGCTTTACACTTTTTACAAACCCGTTCACCAGCCCACTCACTTTCAAATTCTTTTAGGCACGATAAGCATTTACGGGTTTTTGGTACGTGGGTTTGCGCTCCCCAATCTTCATCGGGTAACTTTTTAGACACCATTACTTTCCTCCTACACCCTACACCTTGCGTTTAACAACTCTTTTACGTTTGCCGTTTCTGCTACGGTTTTTACTGGGGCTTTCTAGTTTGTAGCCGTCTTTGTTAGAGCCTCCTTTGCTCAACATCTTTTTATGGCTAACATCTTTCCCTTTACGAGACACACCTTTCTTATCGAACGCCCGTCTAGCCCGTTGCCGTTCCATCCTATCAGGATGTTCGCCTCTGCCCTTCTGCTTCTGGTATTCTTTTTTGTAGGGTCGTTTCGATTTGGTGTAAGCCATAATTTAACTCCTACCGTTGTACACGCACTCTGTAACCGCGCAATGTCGTCTACATAAACCACTGGGTTTGGTGTTCCAGTAGTCGTTCGTATACGCTTCTTTCATACGGTTAAATGAAGTAATCCATTTATCCCATAAAGTACTTTCTTGTTCTCTCGTATACGAACTCTTAATCAAGTCTTTAGATACCACAAATAACAGCCCGGCTCTAACACTATTAACTTCGGGGAAGTGTTTAAACACCGCTAAAGTCATAAGCTCTAGTTGGCCTGTATCCGCGTACCGCGCAGATTTACCTGTTTTGTAATCTATTACCCACGCCAGATCGTCGTCTATTATTATCAGGTCGGCTATACCTCTGAACCAAACATCTTTACCAGAAAAGGTACAAGGCTTCAGCCCTTCGTCGAGACCTAATTCATATTCGCATAACTTATCGCCTTCTTTATCTATCAGGCTATTTATGGCAGACACCGCGTAATCAAATCTTTCTGGCATGGGGGTGCCGTCACGAACATATTCTTCGGCGGCAGTATGGAATGATGTACCGTAAAGCATTGCGTCAGTAACCCGATCCTCATAATTCTTAGCCACTTTCATGTGGTAGAATTGTTTTGGGCATTGTTCAAACGCTTTGATACGACTGTACGACCACGGCACTATCGCAGACATCACTCACAATCTCCATATGATTTACCCACACCCACCTCGCAATCCAGAGGTAATCCTTCAGCCCAATCAGGTATCGTACGCATACATTCCTGCATGTATTCTTTGGCTTCAGTGACTTCGTTGTCTGGCACAGCGCAAACCACAGAGTCATGCACAGTTAGCACAACTTTGTATTTCTTAGCTATTTTTAACATTTGTTCACCAATAACGCAACGTGCGAGTGCTTGACACACGTTCTCTACGACTTTCCCACCGTAAATTCTCGTCATACCGCGCCTTGTTTTATATTCAAACTCCACACCTTGCGGTGTAGTGGTGGTTTCAAGCCCGTCGTATCGTAGACGTAACCCAGACGGCAAAGATAAAAACCTCCGATCAACGATACGTATAAGTCCGTTAACGCCAAGTGAACCGTCGTCACCACGGGATATATTAGTTAGGGTTTGTTGGGCATCGCGCCATAACCTAGTGATCTGCCAGTTAGTATTACGGTAGGTGTTGATAGCTTTACGTGCTTCCCACTCGCTTATCTCGGTGCCGAAGTTCTTTAACTGTTCCCGAAAACGAACTGCTCCCATACCATAACCAGCGCCTAGGATAGTGGTCTTCCCAACAAACCTTTGCTCGTCTGATACATGATCTTCCGCGGCAGGAGCGTAGCCATAAATCCGTGCAGCCATACTCCTGTATACATCTTTACCGGAAGCAAAAGCCTCTGTGAGATCATCCTGTCCTGCCAACCATGCAAGTATACGCGCTTCAATTTGGGAGGAATCGGCGTTGATTAAGGAGCACGGCTCGGGAGCTAGTATACTACGCTTTAACTTCTTACCAGAAGACCCCCTACTTGGTAGGTTTTGCAGGTTGATCTTATCATCTCCACCCCACCTACCTGTATGTGCAGCGTAGTATCTCACCGGTACGGGTAACGGACCACGCTTCGATATATCTATAAATCGCTGCGTCCTAGTTTCTTCTAGCGTACTCTTATTACCTAGTCGGGCTTCTACGAGGTTTCTAACGTCAGCGTTTTCATGGTCTCGTAGAGCTATAAAATCTTCGTCAGATTTAGCGAAAGCAAAGGTTTCTTTGCCAGTGGTCAGACTTATCTTCATAGGCGGATCGACACCCACACTTTCAAGTAACGTAGCAAACTTGGGGTTACTCATAAGGTCGTCTTTGGTTACTCCGGCGGANTTTAACAAACTATCTTTGTGGTTACGTATTTCCACAAGATGTTGTTCTAACCGGGCNNGNTCCAACACCAATGTTGCCGTTATGAACATGCGTAATGTCAGATCAATGAGCCGAAGCTCCTGTTTGGGGAAGCCATTACCTATTTTCCTGAACAGGTCGTAGGTCAAATCCACATCGTTTATACAGTAGTCGCCGTAACGTGACAGTTCTTCTTCGGTGAAATCACCTCTACGTTTCCCGATTGCGTCGATGACTTCTGTTCCCTTAGCACCAAGCTGATACCTTTCAGCCAGCGCCCGCAAACTTCCGCTAACTTCCACCCCGTCCACAGCGCGGGCAATGCACAGAGTATCGGTATAAAACCTAGGATTAATATTATAATGCCAATCAAGAATGGCACCATCAAACATGGTGTTATGAGCAAGCACACAAGACGCTTCGAAGTCGAATGTCTGTAAGAATTGTTTGATCTGGTCGTTCGTTCCACTAGCCCACTCCGTTTTGTTGTTATTGACCTTGACCCCCACTCCTATAACTTCAAAGCGAGGGTCCCTGATATATTCCTCTGTGGTCATCTTTGTTAGCGAGTACTTTTTATCATAATACGTCTCGAAATCTACCGTTATCAGGTCCATCGGCTGTTCTCCGGTATTATTTTAGGAATGAGATACTCGGTTTGGTTTTGGTCATTGTGTGATAGTCCAACTGCACCTTCAACGTGTTTATGATTTTACCAGCAGAGTTATTCATCTCTGAGGCTACCTTGGGGGTTATGTTCCCCGCTTTTAGGTCATCGAAGGTATTACATAGTTCGTTACGCAAGTCTGTTACGGTCTTCATACTTGTTCTCCTTGGTTAAGATATCTTCGTATCTTGAGTTGCACTCTCTTTAATTCGATTAGTTCTTGTGGTGGGTTAACAAAGCCGACACCTCTCAAGAGGTGTTTTATGTACCGGTCATGTAGGTTGTCTATCCCGATTTTTTCTCTCGCTCGGTCCCGTGCGGTTCTTTCGGCCCGTTGCTCGTCTGTAAGGCGGGCCACATACACCAAGTCATAGGCTCTTTTGTCTACCTTCTGTTCGAGGGTCAGAGGTTTTCTAATTAGTTTCTGC